GCATCTGTTATTTGCCAAGTACCAGGTAAATCTACAGTTAAGGTTGAACCCGCAAAATCATCATAATAATATTCTTTATCTTTATCACCACTTCTATATTCTTTACCTTTATAGGTTACTTTTGAAAGAAGTCCTCGTGGTTCTGTACCAAGATTAGTAGTATAAAGTTTTAACTTATCAGTTGGTTGAAAATCATCAATAGTAACCGTAGGTTCATAAACTGGATTTTCTACATCGGAAACTAATGTAATTTTTGGTTCACTTACCCATAGAATTCCTTCTGGTCCTTGATGACCTTCAACACGAAACAAAGGACCCATATTTTTAGACCCATAAATTGTAGAACCCATTCTTCCAAGGTCCCAATCTTCTTGAACTTCAAATGTATGTTCTGCCTTTTCCCATTCGCCCGCCTTTGATACTGGAATATATTTACGAGTATTTCCATAGGTAGTTGTACCTGACCAAAATCCTGCATCAATTGGTGCCTCTTTTTTCCAATATCTTATACCTGCTCTTGCACCCTTACCAATCGTATCAGATTTTTGCCACCAAGAAATTTTTAGTTTATCACCAGTTTTAATTCCCTGTGATTCAAAACTAAATGGTGGTCTTTGACTAATACCTTGCCAACGATGTGCCAATGAAGTTGGATGACTTGAACTTCCTTGTCCATTATTACCGTATGCATAATCGGCAGTATAATCTGATACTCTTTCCCCATCTTCATTAAAATATCTACCAGTATATCCTGGATGATTTGGATTTTGAAATTGTGAATTTTGGTCTACGAATTTCATAGCAGGACCACCACCATGACCTTCACCTTGTACCCATTTAGCTTGATACCCTAACCAACCAGTTTTCCAATGTGAAAAAGTTTGTGAATCACTCCAAGAATATGTTGTAAGACCATGACTCCAACCTACTGGATGAACAGAACGAACATTTAAATCGGGATTTGCATGTTTCCATATTTTAGAATATATACCAGTTCCAGGCTCCCATTCCCATCTGAGTTGTCTAAAATTTGGTGCAGTCCATATTGCTTTACAATCTTTTAATTCTTTATGAACACCCTTTTTCTTCAAATATTTTATTTTTTCAGGATTACCATAACTTTTTGTTGGTAAAAATGCTTCTGTTCCTGCTATTTCTGTGAGATCAAACCATTCAACATCCCCTTCAACTCCGAACCAACCAAAAGGCCATCTGGGTTTTTTTCTTATAGTAAATGCTGTTGCATCCCAAATACCATCGGATGTAATAGAAATTTCTTGGTCATCATCAGATTGAAATTTTGATCTTGGATCTCCAGTTCTATATATTTGATTATTATAATATATCTTTGCAATGAACGCGTTTCTTCCACCCGTATTCTCTGTATAAATTCTTAACCTATCACCTTCTTGAAGTGAATCTAAAGACCATTCTTTTGCTTCATCCCATTTGTTATGTGAACCAATTTGAATTTCTTCTCCATTAGGTCTTAATCTATGTAAGGTATATTCATCATTAACTTGTATTATAATTTTATTTTCTGTAGTATTATGATATGGACTTTTTGTAGCGAACCATTCACCCTCATTCCTATTTTCCCGTATCTCATCACCGTTAGGATTACTTAATTCTAAATCATCAATTTCCCTAACCTCTTCGGGAATACTATATTCGTTAATTAATTCTTCTGTCCCATCTGAACCTATTCTATATAATCTATAAATGTCATTAGTATGTATAGTAATCGTCAATTCATTAGAATCATCTTGTGTATCACCATGAAATGAACTATTATGTAAATTCTTTTCATCTATAACTACCTCAGGAGATACTGAAGGTTCTATTGGTACTTCATCCACTACCGTTACATCAACTGGTAAATCATATCTTCCTATTTCTTCTTCATTACCATCTGGGTTTACTTTAATTAATCTATAAATGTCATTTGTTTGTATTGTTATATCTAAATCAGTTGAATCAGTTTGACCTTCCCCATGAAATGGACTCTTATTAAATTCAGTTTCATTACCACCTTCTCTAATAAGTGAAGAATCAGAATTATCCGTTGGTATATCCATTGTAACAGTTCTATCTGTTTGCATATCAAATGTTTCATCCGTAACAATTGCATCTTTAATGGTAATTTTACCATTTCCTCTCTCATCTCCATCTGATGACATTAATTCAGTAAATCCTTCTTCAGTACCAGTAATAGTTGTTGATACTGTAGTATCATCTATAAAAGTAACAATCCCAGTAGACGGAACTTCAATTTCTTCGGGTCTTTCTACTGACATATACGGAGTTGGTAATGATGTGGATGAACCAGGTTCACATTGTATATCAGTATAATATCTATTACCAACTAAAGTAATAGGATTATCTTGTTCATCACGATCTCTATCTCCTTGTCCAACACCTTTACCTAAATACCAAGATAATTTTCCTGTTCCTTCTGGTGGAATAGTTATACGACTATATTGACGCTCCCAAGTTTTACCATTTACAACCTTTGTTTCTAATACAGTTCCAGCTCCACCTATCGCAGGACCAGTTAAATTATCAATAAATGCTTTTGAAGAAAAATGTGCATTTATACTACCATTCCACCTATCACCATGATGTACCCAACAACTCAATACATAAGTTTCACCAGGAATAACATCAAATGTCATTTCATATTCTACATCTTTAGTTCCACCCCTACTCGATTCTGGACTGGTTTCTAAACACCACTTACTATGACCTGGATTTGAAAATTCAACTATCTCATATATTGGACTACTATCATTTTCTTCAGCAACACCCTCTCCAGAATTAAAATGACCATTAGTTACTAAATTGTTAGCTGGTGCAATAGGAATAGTTTCAACAACAGGAAGATATGTTGATATAGTTTCTGGATTTTCTGCATAATCTATAACAAAGGCATCTCTTACAATAAGAGTTCCACCTTTCATTAATTCGTTTAATGATACTTCTTGTCCCTCATTGAGTACCCAATTTACTGTAACTTGTTTTCCACTATCATCAAAAGTTAAAGGTGATTCTCCATTAATATCTGCCTGACATAAACAAGTATACCCCAATAATCTAAATCGTTCATTAAAATCAATATCATTTATTGCTGGATTAGGACGAATTCTTATTTCTGTTCTATCACCAGATATATCTTGTAACCAATATTTGTCATCCTCTACTGAAAGTTCTATACGCCTTCCTTCTACATCTTTAGATGTTTCTGAATCTTTACTTTTTTGTTCAGTAGTAGAAGTCGATTCAAGTATAGGTGCATCTATCGTTCCAGCATATATACCACCATCAGTATCTATATAATATTGTCCATCCCAAATTGTCTTATCTGATTTTTTAACTAAAACAACATCATCAGAACCACCAATTCCTCTTAAAAAATTATATACTATTTTATAAGTTCCACGTTCATAACCAAGAGATCTAACATGGTCACCTATATCTAATTTATCTGGTAATGGATAACTAAGTTGACCACTTCCAATGTAATTGTCTTGTAAATCATATAAACAGTATTCTATTATATCTATCGTTAATGAACCAAATGGAGCAACAGGATCACCTTCATTTAAACCATTTAATTCTACCAATGGTAAATGTTCTGCAGTTAATCTTGATAAAAGACCAGTTCTTGGATCTATTGTTAATTGTTTTTTAGGCATTAGAATTCCGTAAATTCTCTATCTATTATGTTATTAAGTTCTTCACCTTCTTCATAATCAAAATAACCATCTTCATATTCAATAGTATGTAAATCTCCTACAGTATAACTTGTACCATCCGTTCCTTGTCCAGGAACTATATTTTCAAATAAAATAATATTTCCACTATTCTTGTCGCGTAAAATAGTTTCTTCTGGAGATATTGATTCAACTGTATTTCTAATTCTTTGTAAATATGCTACCTCGTCTGCCCTTTCGAGCTCTTGATAATATTGATGATTTACTAATTCCCCTTTTGTGTATGGCATTTTTTATCTCACTACTTTAAATGAATGTTTTTCATCATAGAATTCTACCGTTTCATCGGCAGTTCCACTTCCACTCACAATTTTATATTCTATTCTGTAAAATCTTTCAGGTTGTAATCCATTCATCCACATATTAAAATAATTACTTGTTGAATCACAACTTACTACTGAACCACTTCCGAATGGAATAATTACTTCTTCAGTATATGCATCTTTAATTTGATAATAGGTACTTCCACTTGGTAGATATTTTACAGATTGGTGTCCAGTTTGGTATTGTCCTGTAGAATATGACTTTTCAGGATACCTTTCTCTACCAATAACTCTAAATTTTACTTTTGATTTTTCTTTATATTCAGGTCGTAAACTTCTCATATACAGGACCATATCTTCTAAATTGGCAGATGAAAGTGCCGACAGGGAACCAGTTACCCATTTTGAATCATCCCAAACTACTTCTAATTTTGGTTGATAAATCGTATGTGTTTCTCTACCAAAAAATAAAAAATTACCATATCTTGTAGTATTTGCCTCTTCTGCTGAACCAGAATTTCCAACACTACCACTTCTCTTTAACATAAATCCTTCATTTGGTACAACTTTTCCTAACCACTTATTAACAATATCAGTTACATCCATTCTTAAATCTGATGGTTCGTGGTTGAAAGATTGGGAAGCTTCATATCCACTTCCACTATACCAAGTTCCACCCGATGCGGAAACTGGTGTATGCCATTGAGTTCGTATAGTAGAATTATCTTTATATTTCCAACTTGCCCCATCTTCAATCTTAGGATTTGCACCTTTATATCCAGATCCCATTTCCCAAGATTGACTAATTGGATATGCATATAAACTTTGTGATGTATTTAAAGCTTCAGAATTTGCATCATATAAATTTAAATAATATTTTGGATTAGTAATTAATCCATTATGAACTGATGATGAAATGTAAGATAAATTAAACTTAATAAGTGCTCTCGAAACGTTAATTATCGTTCCTGCTGAATTCATATCTTTTCTAACTTCAAGTATTTGGTCAAGTCCAGTATTCATACTCTGACTTTCTTCATATAAAGTTGTATCTTTTGTTGCGTATTCAAAATAATGCATTATATATCTCCTAATACCCTACCACGAATATCTGTATCTGGTAATTTGAGTTCAAATATTGATGGATCTGTAGACGGATACACCACTCCATTAAAAGTTGCTGCTCTAATATCATAAATATTATTAGAATATCCTTGTGTCGATCCCCATTTATTAGTGACGATAACTAATTCATCTCTACCTTCTTGTGGTTTAACTATAGTTGCAACTCCTTCTACAGATAATATTTCAGCTACTACATCGGCTAAAATAATAGGTTGATTTATTTGCCATTTTTTTATGTCAAAATATAATTTTAATTTGGAAACACAATTTAATAATACTTCATTTTTATTAAATCCCTTTTTAGTAAAAATTGCAAAATCAATTCCAATATTACATATCCACGCATCTTTAATTTGTACTGCATCTGTCATTAATCTATATTGACTTAAATATATTTTTATATTTTCTTTAACTGCACTGTTTAATCTTGCTAACTTCCCAAGTGAATTATATCCTAAACTATACATATTTAATGCCAATGGATTCGGTTGAAATGTTGGGTCTGATTCATTTTGACCAGCAGCAGCAACTTGTTCATCTTGTATCATATAAACTTTTGCTATATTACCATATTTTGCAGGTAATGAATATACACGAGTTATATAATCGTCTTTAGTTACTGCCCTACTTTGTGCTTGAAAATATGCAAGTGCATTCACTCTAACATCCTCAAGTGTTTCTGCCCCACTACCTCCCATTGCTGGTGTAGGATTACTTACTGCTAAAGAATTTTTTGCAATAGTTTCTAAATTAGAATCTAAAGATAATGAACTATCAAATGTTATACCAGAATTACCAGTAATATTTTTTATACTGTTAGCGGTGGTATTATCTGATCCTCCACCACCATACGAATACTTAATTGTAAGAGTTGTATTTGCTGGTGCCTGTCCATATGTAGCCGTATTAAGAAAATTTGCTGGATCAAATGCCGTATCAAGAAAAGTTGGTGTTCCTGGTAAATTAGAACCTACATTTGATGGATTTGGAATAATTTCCTCATCTGAATTTGATGATATTCCTGAACCAAATCTTAATTCAGTTTTGCCATCTGGTCTTATATAAGTTGTAAATCTTCTTGGCGTCTTAACAAGTTTTAATAAAAATGGTGCAAAATTTCTACCTTCTACTAAATCAGGAGAATTTAAAGATGTATTTTCCAAATCTGCATATACCGTATCTTGTGCTAAAAATGGAACTTCATACCATTTATTTCCATCACTATCTGTTACTGTAAGAATTTCTAATACGGGAGATTGTGCAAGTACAATTCTTTTATATTTTTCTGCTGCTCCACACGTATAATAATCAGTTATAACATTTCCACTAACCGCCTTTACTGATTTTTGTAACAACCATTTTGTGATGTTTTGACTATCATCTACTTCAAAAATGTCCTCTTGTCGTGGACTTACTGAACTTGAATCTCTAAACGCAACATCTTCAGTAGTTCTAAAAACTGTTCCATTCGTGGCTGTTGCTGTCATTCCTGCAGGAACTGTAAGACAATAATTTTCATTTGGTTGTCTTTTTTCATCTTTAACACTATTAGGATCTGCCGGTACAGTTTGAAATACATTAAGTTGTACAGACGCTGGTGAAGATTGTCTTGGTTTATATCCATATCCTTGTGCAATTTCATATATAGTTTTCTTTTCTTCTGCATAAGCTAACATACTTTCTTTGAATTGTTCGTCAATATAATATGACAATACGTCCCCTACATATGATGCCATTTCAATGAACATCATTCCTGGAGATGATTCATTAAAATCGTTATATGTATTTGGAAAATATGTTTGTGCGAATTCTATTAAACTATTTCTAAAAGCACCAAAATCTTTATTTAAATATTTAACATCTTTATTAATTATTTGCGGCATTAATCTTCTCCACTTATTTTATTATTCTTCAGGTACATATGCTTCTGGCAATTCGTATCCCTCTCCACCACCTACATTCATACCAACATCTGTTGGTACATAATCTGACCATTGTGCGAAATTAGCAGTAACTTCAGATTCGTCTGGATCGTTTACCAATGAAAATTTAAGAGATACATCAACTTGATTACCGTTGGTATTAGGATAAGTAATCTGTATATCTTTAATTACTATATAACTCAACCACCTTTCCATCACGGTTTCTATTTCTTGTTTAATTATATCTATATACTCATCATTCATTGGTTCAAAAAGTAAATGGTGGAGTCTTGAACCAAATTCCGGCATTCCCAATCTCTCACCTGGGATAGTCTGTAATAACACTTTAACATTATATGAAGCTTGTTCACGTACAGTTTGTGTTCGGGGGAAAAATCCTTCTACACCGGCCTGTGCAACATCACTTGAACGGTCTGGATCGTTAGGATCAAGAGCACTTTTTTGATATGGATCCTCATATCTCAGTGGAAGTTGTAATCCTATAAAAACATCAGGATTTAAATCCTTTTCTCTATTTCCCATTTTATTTCTCTTTTAATTTCCTATTGCCTGCCAATAAAAAGTTTGGTCTCCATCAATAGACGCATGTCTATTAATCTCAAAATTGGTAGTTGTAACATTCTGTACTGGAAGTAAATATTGTGAATCTCCATTTGTCCTATGCGTGACAACATTAAAACACGCATTAGGAAATGCTAATGAAAACTCAAAATTTTGTTCATCGTCTGATGAAGAAGTTCCTGTTCCCCATTGTAATATAATACCATTTGGTAAATAAGTGTGCCCATTAACATCTGCTACACTTTCCTTTATAGACACATTTCCTTCAAAGGTTGTATCTCCGAGTACTTCTAAATCTTCTTCTACCGATACTCGACCTCGTAATACAGTTTCATCTTGAACTTCCAAATTTCCTTCAACTGTTGAATTACCTTCAACTACAGAATCCTCCATAATCTGTAAATCTTGTTCACCTATAATATCTCCACCTTTAACACGAAAA